AAGTTTAAATAACAAAAGCCTTTACGAGTCCACCACCTAGTATGGCTATCACAGTGGCTCCTAGAATCTGTGATTCTACTGACATTTCGTCTCGAGAACCACCATGTTGACTTTGAATTGGTGGTTTAGGCCCTAATGGTCTAGGTATTACAGGTGAAGGTATTACAGGTGAAGAAATAATAGCAGATGCACGACCCATTGGAGTCATAGCCCATATCATTCCTACTAAAGATTTAATCATTGCAATTACTGTTAGTGGAAGAGCCAGAAGAGGAAATGGTTTCTTACTTGCTACGGCATCAGCCTGTTTCTTTTCAGTAATATGTTCTATTATTAAATTTGTAGCAAAAATCTTATTATCAACACTCAGAATTTTTAAGTCATTCTTTTGCACATCAGTTAAAAAACTCGAAAAATCATATTCCGAAAAGTAATTCAGTGAATCAGTTACAGACTTAACACTATTGCCTTCGGTATATCCGAACATATTTAAAATCCAGAGCCATATAATCGCCACACTTCCTAGACCGAAAAATATAGACAAGAATCCAGTCAGTCCCGCCCATTTACTCGTTGAATAATACCACGATATAGTTATACATAGAATAGTCATACATTGAATAAATAAGATACGGAGACCGGCTGTCATTTGACCAACAGACATATGCATGAATCCTAAGAAACCAAAGACAGTACCCAGTGTTGTAATAATACTCGGCATTCGTTGAGAATAATACGTTTTATCCGTTATCATACCCTGAGCAATTCCAGTTATAAAATCACCAGGAGTCGTCATGCCATAGCGTATTACTCGCTCTTTTTCAAAATAGAGCTGGAAAAGATCCCAGGCCCACCACAAACCTAGACCACCTGCGGTAAATACTTTGGCCAAACCAGTGTACGGACTACGAACATAAAAATGGTCTAGACACAAAAAAGCTAGTAAATAGAGTTTCCAATCCAGAGCAATATCAGGTTTTATACCAGTCATACGTTTCTGTATATCTTCCGATGCAGCGCTTCCATAGCTAGTCTGCAATGGATACTTATCTTTGATAGCTTCTATAAATGGATCGGACATCCTCTGATGCTTACAGCGGATTCGTTTCACCAAAACAGTCGAAACAGTCCTAAGTATAAAACAGTACACCACCCAGGCCTCCCACAATACGTAGAACATTATAGTTTGTTGCATACACAACTACATGTCGGGGAACGCTAGAAGGTGATTCAGATGTTAGGCCAATTTTAACCAATGTAGTATTAAATGTCATGGATAGTCGGATATCTTCAATACGACTGCAATTTATAGAACCCGACGGTTGTTCAGCTTCAGGTCTCAGACAGAATGAGTACACATAGATATAGCTTTTCAAACCAGCTGGAATAGCAGTGTGATATTGATAAGGCTGAGTCTGTCTAAAATAAGGTGCAGATCTGGCATCAAAACGGTCATATCCATCAAGACGTATAATTGCCGTATTTAATAAGTCTACTTGGGACCCAGTCTCAGATTGTAACAAATTCGAGTAATTAAACCACTCATTATTATCCTCCATACGGTCCTGTTGCAAGACCCAAAAGAATTCTTTTACACAGTGGTTAAAATTAATTTCCACAGTAGCCTGCTGAGTTCCTGCTGTAATAGATTGAATTGGAGTATATTGGACTTGTTCAATGAGATACTCGTGCTCCTCCGTAGCAAAACGGGTCCGCTCTTCCTTGTCTAAGAATACATAGTCGCAGAAAAGTTGGAATCGGTCCGGAGAGATAGCTTCTATGGGTGGGCACACTGCTCCAGAAGCCGTTGCCGTTTGCCACCATAATTTATAGAAGGGTGCAAGATGTATAACAAGACGGACAGTATGGGCCTGGAGTGCAATCAGAGGAAGTGCCAATCCTATAGAATTACAGAACCAGAATCGGAGAGGTATTGTTAGCTTGAGAGGACCCTTAGCTGAATCTACAGGATAACTTTGCCAATGTCCCACCATATTACGGAAACCATCTAACTTACCGGCGGGCGTGGTCAGTTCAGTCCATATCTGCATCCATTCTCCGGTATGTTTATCAATTTCCTTGTCACCTATATCAATACTAATATCTTGAATCATAGCGTGTCCAATATCATTACACCACCAACGTGTTGTAGTACCAAGTAGAGGCATTGCTGGCAGGTCCACTTCAATAAACATGGATGAGAGTAAGTCGGCCTTTCGTGGTATAGTTACACTAATCCGTTTACCAAAATCGGCATTACCATCGAATTCAACAGGAATAGATTCTATAGCAAATGGCGTGTATCGGCGATATACATGTTTAAAAAACGTGAGCTGAGGATTATTAGTCAGATATTTATCCTGACGGCCCCGTGCTACAAGTTGTAAGAGTGTAGAAGATGGCATACCTTAATTAAGAGGACATAAATTCGTCTTAGACTTTAGGCGCTAAAGATAGAGATGACAACTCGAAATGAAGTGTTTGATAAAATTACAGTTCAGGGCCTAGTATTTGACAAAGCGGGCAGTTTTCCTCCACAAAATTCTATTCTTACTACCATAGACTCTGAGGGTACTGCCGATTTTAGACAAAATGTCAATTGTGAAAATTTTACTATAACGAATAATTTAGTAGCTTTTCAAGGTAATATTAATAATTTAACGGTTCAAAATGCTAATATATCAAATCTGGTTGTAAACTCTCCTGGTACAATCACTGTAAAATCTAATATTACGGTGAATGGTGATGGAAACACGTCAGGATATGTCAAAACACCCAAAATAATCTTAGTAGATGCAGTAACAGATATTTCTGGTTCTCTTACTTATTCAGGTTCTTTGAACTGGAATGGGACTAACATTATGGGATGGAAACCAGTGAGCCCGGTACCAATATCTCTTTTGACTCCAACGGCTACTAATGCAGAGATCATCACTACTGTAAATTCTTTGCTCGATGTTTTCAAAACCCAGGGAGTATTTATTACATGATAGTAAGTATGCGCAATGAACAATTTACTAAACTAACATTGTCTGAAATAGTGATTCTGAACCCTGATGGTTCTAAACCTACACAGGGTTCTATTTGTAGTGTAACGAATTTTATAGGTGAATCTAGCACAAATCAATCACCTGCATGTTCCAATCTAACATGTAACAGAGCTACTATTGCTAATGCTGACATGAGAACTGCAAATACATCTAATATGACAATTACAAACTCATTAACAATTCAAAATATTCCTTCTATTCGTACTGGCACACAAGTATTTAAATATCTTAATTCGTTGGACTGTTCTGGTATAACAGCCCAGTATATTGATTTAGGACCTTTGTTATATCTGAATAATGGCCTACTTCAATCTAACACTGATGTCTTTGGATGGAAACCTTCTGCATCAGTATCATCTGTGACAAATATGCAAGATACAATTACGGCAATAAATACATTAATTCTATCTTTAGCACGTCAAGGAATTGTTCGGATAAATAATGGTGCGTCTTTAACTTCAGTATCAATTAATCCTACTGGTTTTACAGTAAATATTTCTGGTACTCCTGCACTGTTGTGTATTGATGGTATAGATACAACGACCACAATTACTCAGACAAAAACAAATAATTTCCCCTATATCTTATGTATCGACGGCGTTCAAACACCAATTTCTGTTCGTAATATTAATTCTGATCCAACTGATCTTGCTAATTTTTATGGTATATCAGGAGAAGGAGTATCTTCGGCATATTACAGAGCAACTGTGCCAGGAAAAATTAATTATATTATCTTATCCACGAAACAAATTTTTGCCGGTGATTTCAATATAAAAGGTTCAAATGCATCACCTACAACACCTATATCGTTTATCTACTATACAGGTCTTTCATTTTTAGGTGTGTCAATAAAGATTACAGATTCTGGTCCTCATATTCTTCAATTTTCTTCTGGATTATGGAACCTACTGTATTGATAGCGAGCGATAATACACTGTGTTGTTCTGAATTCCAAGACCACGATGGCTCTTGACATTGAATAGCATATCCCCAGTGTGTAGGAATACCGAGAGCCCACCCAGGTTGAATACGGACTTCAATATATTGGACTCTGCCAATATACGGAGCATTCTCAACGGTTAAATTCCAGGGATTATCTACTGTGACCGGTAGATATTGCCGGTATCGCGAATGAACAAGCCAGATTAAGAGCGGTTCACCGGCTGAACATCCAATCCATTCGCGTTCAGCCGTAACCCAGGTCAGACCTATTATTTCATGTTTAAGATAGTCTACCTTTGTATTGAACATACCGGGAAGCCACCATAAACGACGGGCCGAATCAAGTTCTGAAAGTCCAGTTGTCATTTCTAAATCAGTAGCCAGCTCTTCATTATTCTGAATAGGATTAGTCGTTTCAAGCCACTTTGCAGTGGAAAGTCCGTCGACTAAAACAGAACTCTTTGTTAGAACCTCGGGACGCCATGGAAGGGCACCTATTTCAAACATAATTGGCGTCTTATCACCCATGACGGATGCCAATTCTGTAACAGGTACTTGACTTATAGTATATTCTTGGATTGATCTATTATATTCAAACCAATGTACACCGATAACCACTAGTAGTAAAATGAATAGCTCCATTACTAAGGACCTTGTTTGCTCTGTTCTAAGGTAGACGCAATTAATTTAACTAACTCGATTCTTGTAATTGGGAGATCTTTTAGTAGATTAATATTCTGAAATATGTCAAACTCGTTATCGTCCATCGTAGCTGTTAAATCTGCTCCGAATATTTGTATAGCTAAATTCCTGAGTGTATTCTTATCGGCTGTTTCTGCAGCATTATAGAATGATTCAAGAGCCATATATACATCTAATAACCATATACCAGCTATATGTCCATCATGTGTAGAAGGCATAGAAGGATGTTGGGGCCATTTAAAATTATCTGTTTCTGAAGAACCAAAATCAATTAACTTTATCATGTATTTTCCATCAAAGACTATCTTTTTTTCTTCGAACTCTTCTTCGCCGACATTTATCGTATATACACACTGTTTATGTATATCAGGACGTGTTACTATAAATATATTTCCGGAATTCAAATCACCGTGAACAAATCCGGGTAGAAGCTGGTCTATATACATTAGAACTAACACGGTTTGTAAGAAAAGTTCAACAAATGCTGCACTATGCTCAGATGTTATGTCAGATTTCAGCGTAAAACCATTAATATTTTCTACAAAAAGCCACGGAGAACCTGATTTAGGAATAATGGAACCTGTAAATAATTCAAGATGTTGGGGAAGTTCAGAATCAGTACTAATAGCATTATTGAGTAAATACAACATATACGATTCATGGGCCAGAACTTTGTTTTGAAGTCTAGATGTTAGATTATTAGTCATAGATGGAACATATTTAATTGAGTGGCAAGTAGTGCTACATGAGTCACCAATCTTTTCACATGCCCGTAGAACAGTGCCGTACTCTCCTGAAGATATAGGGTTTGTACACAGTTTTAAAATATTCTTTATAGAAGCTTCACTTAAAATACTTGTGAAAAAACGTGTATCTACATTACCGCCTCGCTGTTTTCTGGTTCTACGTTTTAGAGGCATATATCTACTTATCTTGATTAGTTTAAGCACATTCATAAGACAAGGTGCAGAGTCGACTCCTTCTGAATATTGTAATCAGATAGAGTTCTACCATCCTCTAGTTGCTTACCGGCAAAGATAAGACGCTGTTGGTCGGGTGGAATGCCCTCCTTGTCCTGAATCTTGGCCTTGACACCCTCAATCGTATCAGAACCCTCTACATCTAGCGTAATTGTCTTTCCGGTAAGTGTCTTAATAAAAATCTGCATTATATACTCTATCTACATCTTTTATCTTTAAATCGTATTAGTTACTAAACAAGGGACCAACACGACCATTCACAAATCGCATCCAATTCAGTCCAATACCAAATACGTGAACAACCCAGCCAGGTACTTGTTCTGCCGTCGTAATTACGTGTCCAGTAGGGGGCTGAATAGTTAAATCTAATCGAATAGTACTTCTACTTGCATTAATTGTTCCACCTGGCTGTAAAGCCTCAGGTTCACCTCCACCAAAGACATATCCATATACCATACCTTTACCAACACGGGCACCACCACGATGTGCCAGCCCATAATCAATCCTATATCTATCCTCTGCCTCGTTACTAAATACCGCATTGTCAACCATGACTATTGCATTTGTCATAAGTGGTTCTTGATAACTATCAATTCCAGTACCCGCCGACACATACGAATCGGCCAAGTCATCTTCTAGAAGTGCTCCGTAATTTGTCCATTCATTATATCCCCATACTCCTTTTCGCCGAATAAACCAGCAGATTTCACGAATAGGCCCGCCAAAGTCTGTGCAACGGAGTTGCATCAACACAGTATTACTAGAAGAGGCAACAGAATCCGGTATATCAAATGTCATATATTTCACCGGTTCATATAGCATCTCAAAGGGATCACGGATATAACGGCTTCTAAGCGGATCTTCTATATGGGCGATACCTGCAAATACAGTAGCATCTTCGAATCTAGGAACTGCCGTAGGCATTACCACATCATGCGGAATAGGGGGATTCGATGTTAGATCCGCAAATGCAAGTGTTTGACCAAGAGGAGAATCTGTTGGTGATGCACGAGAAGTGGCCCGCATCCGAATAACTTCGGTAAATGGACGAAATGTAATATTTACACGAATTTCCTGAGACCCACATGCTATCACAGGAAAGGGGGAACCAGGCCTCTTTAAAAATGCAAGTGGTAACCAAGAATATACATACCCATCCTCTGTCGGTTGAAGAGTTGTCCACGGAGCATTCGACGTGTTTCTAATTTGGCTTTCACTGAGATGTGCATAAATATCCTGGTCCCATATACCGGCACGTCCACCATCCATCCATTTACGCGACCATATATCCAAGAATTCACCTGGAATCGTCTCAATGGTTGTATCTCCCACGAGAAAATCTACTTGTCGTATTGCTATAGAACCGAGCGAATTAGCCCACATCCATGATCTGGCTGGATCATAGTATCCCCATGTACCTGAAAAAAGTTTGGAATATATATCACCGGGCAACCATGTTAGAGGCTTAAATCTTACACAAAGCCATTGTAACATGTCTGCCTGTACATTACTCTGAGTCAAGAGGACAGTGATACGTTGTCCCCAGGCTGCATTGCCTTGGAAAGTTAACTCGGTTGTCTCTGAAACAGTATTGTGATAATGAGGCCAGACTCTGCGAAAAACGGTTTCATCTGTTGTTGTAGGACTGAATTCATCGTCTAGTACACCACGGTCAACGAGGTCTACAAGACGTTTCATTTGTGACATTCTACCTTCATCTGTGATGATTTATATTTAGACTCCAGATAAAGTGAGAAAGACTCCGCTGACTAAGATAAGAAGTGCACCACACAAGGAAATGAAACCCGGTTTTTCACCCAGCATACTGATACCATATATGTAAGATGCAATAAGACCACTGTAACTTAGAATAGAATATGTAACCGTAGATAAACGTGGAATTGCAAAAAAACGAAGATAGTAACCGGCAAACGTAGATAGACCATGGAACACTGTTAGAAGTGCAACATCCTCCACAGCTCCTTTCGACTTAGGATATGTTAGACCCGAGAACATACTATAGAGACCCAGAGCGGTTAGTAGCCAGAGAGATGCGGAACTACTGACTACCCACACACTTTTACCGGCATCTCGCCAACCCAGATATTTTAGGATTACGTGCATAGAAGATTCCGTAATGGCTGCTACAATTGCCATTAAAATACCCCAGCTTGCCACTGGTTTTCCATCATCAGATATTGCTTGCACTGCTTCGCCGGGATTGTAATTCAATAAGACAGAACCAAGAGTAGCTAAGGCCATAAAACCATAGTCTTTTAATGCGATAGCTTCTTTGTTAAACTTGGCATTTAGAATTAAATTCCACAGAGGATAGGTATATAAAATACTCATTGCTTGACCTGCTGGAAGATGACGAAACGCCTCGTAGCTTGTAGAAATATGCAGTAAATTTATGTATCCTAGAATAGAGTATGCACCCACTTCGGAAGAACGAATTGTTTTATCTGTTGATACTGCATAACCGATTGCACCGGCTGTAAGTATGCGGGACCATATAGCAGTAATATGGTCCACTGGTGTTTTTTTGATAGCTACAGGTGTTAGAGCCAAGATAGACTCTGCCGAGATTAATGCTAATGATGCCATCTTCCCCTATAAGGGTTAATTAAACTTTAGTTGTTCTACACATCCAATCCCAACAACCTACGGGTCGGGACAAGGCCGCCCACGACTGGATACTATGTTGGGAACCCATAGACAAATTACAACGACTACAAATAGGACGTAAATTATTCAGTTGAGTAGAACCACCTTTACTCTCTGGTATATCATGGCCGACATGGAAATCAAAGACGGTCATGGTATTACGGCACCATGGTACTAGACAACGGGACTCGTATTTCTTACCGGTATAATAAATCCAGACTTGCTCACGAAGGGCCTTTGGAATAGTGGCTTTCTGATATTCTACAGACATTATGTATGTCTTATTCTGTTTACTCTTGTCAACTCTTTATGCTGGTATAGTCATAAGAGCAAACATTCCTGCAAAAAATATAAAGGTATGTACAATTTGGCCATAGATAGTCGGGATTCCATCTTCTAACATAGAACCAAATAGCCATTGAGTGGCCTTGTATAATTCTGGGTTGCTTACAATAAAGAAAAGTAGAGCTGAAATAAAGCTATACTTTGCTTTGAGCATAATATTTAACATTCTACTAATCGGATATGTTTCCTTAGGGACTTAAGTCCAAAGAATCTATAATAGCAATAATAGAAGTTTTCTCTGCTTCTGGCCCATCTGTTAGTTTTATTATATCTTTGACCATCTTGAGATATGCATGTACAGATTTTTTATCAGGTCTTGCAAATAATCCACCAGGACTATAAAGAGATGTTATAGCTAATGAATTAGGATAACCGTGATGTTCTAAGAATTTAGTTTCTATTGAATGTGAAACTTTGCCACTAGCCAATTCTTCTAAAAATCTCTTCGAAATTCTATTCCCTGTAAACCAATTGGTTATTTCAACATCACTTATTGGACTTGGACTTGGACTTGGACTAGGAATTAAAACACATTTTTTTATAGTATTTAATGTCCATTCTGTACCGCTCTTGGAACTTTGAGTAATATCCTGTATACCATCTTTAGTTTTAATCTTAAAAATAATTGGAGTAGGTTCCTGCACAATTAATTCTAGAATTCCTGAATTTTTTGTTCCATTAAAATCATATTCTATACACTCACCTATTTTTACGTTGATAGTTTCAGGACCTCCCTTTTTATAAATAATTAACGTATCTTGCATTATTTTTATTGTAGGTGAGCCATCATCTCTAGGAATAGGAGCTTGATTTATGTATGTATCAGGTACTGTAGAACTTCTTTCTGTAACAGCTAATATATTACGTATATTTCTACCATAATCTTTTACAAAATCTAACAAAGTTATTTCTTTTATCGTTCCTTGGCCTGTTCCTGTTTCTGCCATGGAAGCTTCAATAGCCTTTTTCATTTGTTCTTCTTCACTTAAGGCCTTTAGTTGTTCTTCAGTAACCGTTTTATTTAAATCAAGTAGTTTGGTATCATTTCCTAGAGAATTTTTATATATATATTTATTTTTTTTACTTATAGCTACCCAATGTGCTCCTCCAAAATTAACGATATACCCTATAACAGGATTCTTAGTATCGTAATCAACAAGAGCTGATGGTTGTATTGTGTCAGTATGATATCCTGCTATTCCTAATGCATACTGTAAGACTTCAATATCATAATTTTCATTTTCTGGACAATAATCACTGTCAAGTTGTAATGTAGACAAATATAGACATAATTTTCTTAAATCAATAGGCCCAGTTTCTCCTATTTGTTTCAATTCTTCTTTCTTATAAGCTTCTGTACTTTTACTTCTGATAAAAAATCTATTACCTAACATATTATTTAATGCATGTCTTCCACATCCCGCACTACCACTTTCTTGTGGTTCTAGAAAAGTTTCAGAATAGGGTAGTGGGTCATATGGCATACCTATATGCATCATAGAATTAATATGCCGGAGAACGCCAACCTGGTGTAGGTCGAAGAGGCCCATGGGATCTCCAGCCTGGATTTATTACAGGCGCTTTAGAAGGTTTTTTAGGTTGAGGTTGAAGTGGTTGAAGTGGAGGTTTGGATTTAACTAAAGTAATTAATCTATCCAAATAAGTTTTTACAATCGTAACACGGTTAGACAAATGTATGCTGTGTCCTGGAGGAAATGTTTTTAATATAGCATCTATCTGTTGTACAAATTGTTGATATTTTGGTAATAACATATTAAGTTTTTCTGGTTCTGAAAGACTATTAGGCATATTAGATAACCAAATATCAGAGGCTTCTTTAGATATTTTCTGTATTTCCATTTCTTTTTCTTTTTCTTTTTCATCACTGCTACCTCCACCACCTCCACCTCCACCTCCACCTCCACCTCCACCTCCACCTCCACCTCCA